TCATTATTTATATCCTCCTCCAGCTTTCTTATATGCCTTTGCTAAAGCTTGTGCTTTTCTTGCACTCCATTGCCCTGCTTTAGTTCCGTGTGATGCTTGTGATTTAATTCTACTAAATATTTTTTTTCTCATTGCAGGTTTAGTATAGTTTCCTGCTTTGTTAACAGTCATTATATATTACTCTTTCTTATTATCCAATACTAGATAATATATTCATGTTTCTATAATAATTACTTATTCTATTTGCAGCTTGTTCTCCAAAAACTTGTGCTACTAAATTTCCACCAGCAGTTCCTTTAATATCTGTTCCTCCATAACCAGTACCTATAAAACCACTATCACTAGTTGCTCCTGCATAGTAAGGTACTGTAGGTTGCATTGTAGGAGTTGTTGGTTTTAACAAACTACTAGCATACCCAACAGCAGCATCTTTAGCTTTACTCATTGCTTTTTTATTTGCTTCAGCTAAAGCACTTTTAACTGGAGGCGATTTAAATGTTTCATTCCCATTAAACAGTAATTCAGTTCCTTCTTCATTTAAAGCAGTATAATTTTTTGTTTGTGTTAAATCTTGAATCTCATAAGTATTTTTATATGCTCCACGTCCAGTCATATCTATATCAGCATCAGGAATTTTATATGAAGTTTTAATAGTAGCTGGATTGTTTTCTATTAACGAACCAATTTGTTCATCATTAATATATGTTCCAATATCTTTACTATAGTTTCTTACATCTTCAAACATTCTAGTTGCATTAGGACCAAAACTATCTAGTCTAGATTTATATGCATCATTAATAGTTTGTTGTACTATACTGTCACCTTCTATTCCAATTTTATTTGCTTTAGTAAACCATCCAGATTTTCCTGATAAAGTTTGTTGACCTAAATCACCACCAGTAATTTTACCTTGTTGAATTAAAGAACCTGCATCTGAACTTTTTAATAATTGAATACCATCTTCATCAAAAAATTGTACTGTACCTTCTTGAGCTGTAAAAGGTTTAGGCATAGCTTGTTTAATTGGGTCTGTAATTTTTGATACATTTTCCGCAGCTTTTTGATATAAATTTTTAGCACCTTCTGAAATTGCACTAAATGAATCTTGAACAGCTTGAGGAGCAAATTTTTTAAAAGCTGTACTAATACTATTTGTAATACTAGAAAAGCCTTTAGAAATTCCAGCATTAAAAGCTTGATAACCTGTTCGTATAACATTACCTACTTGTCCTACTGCTTGTAGAAAAACATTATTAGATGCCATGGCGGCAGTAGTCATACTACTTAATCCTGCTAAAGCATATGGCATAGCTATAGACATAGCAATCATCCCAATTGGTCCAAGTTTATTACTAATTTTAGCAACACCCTTCATAACAGACTTACCTACTTTTTTAATAGCTTTTGCTGTTTTCTTAACAACCTTTGATACAGTTTTTGTTACTGATTTAACTGCTTTTTTTACTGGCTTTAGAGGATTAAAACCACCCATTATTATTTCTCCTTGTTAAATTTTTTTAGTCCTGTTGATATTTTCATTTTATTTACTCTTTTAATTTTTTGATTTTCTATATCTACTCTAATCCAATGACAATATTTATCTTCACCTATATCTTTTGCTAATCTATTAGCAGTATATTTATATATTTGTTTTATTTTATTTGGAGCAGTATTAATTGTTTCTATATGCCAACAAATATCTCCACTATCCCAATCTAAATTCTCTAAGATTCCTGTTTGTAAAAATCTTTTTTCAACATCAGGACTTAAAAAAGCCCAGTTAGTAAAAGCATAAGCAACATTAGTTGAAGGGTATCTAAATATATTATATTGATTTAAAGATAAAGAAGGAATAATGCTTATCGCAATATCTCTATCTGAAAGATAATTATATTTAGGAAACTCCCTATATAATCTTATTATGTCTATTATATCACTATTATTGACCATTGTCAATACTTTATATTCTATTTAAATTTACTATGAAGTAGTACGGATAGTCTTCCAAATATCTAAAGCATAGCCACCTAATGTTTTAAGAGTACTTGCTCTACCTGCATTTTCAGCCGCTTCATTACCTAAAGCAGCAACAGCTAATTTAGTTTTTTGTTCTCTTGCATTTTGCGTATCTTCATATTCCCATTTAGCAGCATCTCTCATTTCTTGCCACATAAAAGATAAAGCTTGATTACTTAAATTAAATGAGTTCATAGCATTAGCTTGATTAACAGCATTGATACCTGCAGTATTAGCAGTATTTAATTGTCTTCTCCATGCAACATTAGCTTGTTCAATAGCTAAAGAATTTTGTACATTAAATTGATTTCTATTATAATCTAGTTGTTCATTAAATTGTGCTATTTGTGTATTTAAAGTAGCTTCTAATCTTTGTGCTTCTAAACTGTTACCTTGATTTAAAGCTTCAATTCTATTTGCTTCAGCTAAATTAAATTGAGTCATGGCATCATTTCGTGCAGCATTTTGAGTATTAATAGTAGATGCTAAACTTGTAATAAACTGTTGTGTTTGATTATCACTAGCCGCATTAAATTGAGCAGCAGCATTTTGAGCAGCTTGGTCAGATAACATAGCTTGTTGTCTACTCTGTGTATTTAATACTTCAGTTTGTTGAGCATTGGTTAAGTTACTCATATCCATTTGTAAAAATGCTTGTGCATTTAATACAGCTTTTTGTTGAGCATTAGATAAATTAGCCATATCCATATTTGCTAAGTTAACAGCATTTTGCATAGTAGCTTGTTGTGTATTACTTAAATTAGTTAATTCAAATGTTTTAAATAAATTAGAATTAGAAATTCTAGTTTGTTGTTCATTAGTTAAATTTAATACATCAAATCCTGCAATTGTTTGAGCATTTGCTAAAGCAGTTTGTTGTCCAGCATTTAAATTTGCTAATGACATTTGCTGTTGTAATTGAGCATTAGTCATTCCAGCTTGTTGTAAGTTAGCTAAGTTTGCTAATCTAATTTGCTGTTGTTGATTTGCTGAAGCTAAGATAGCTTGTTGCTGATTCATAGTATTAAGCTGATTTAATTCTTGAGCAAATTGCCCAGTCATCATTTTAGCTTTCATATCATTCTCAGCATTTACTAATTGAGTTTGAAAGTTTTGTTGTGCAGTAAGAACAGAAGCTTGTTGTTCGTTACTTAAATTCTGTGATGCTCTTTGTTGTAATGCAGTAGCATTTGATTGAGCAATGGGTAATGCATTTTGTATAATAGCATTAACTAAAGCATCTCTACCAATAGTAGATTTACTTAATCCTCTAGCTGCTAAATTCTTTTCAACATTTTCAACAGCACCTCTAGCCCATGCAGGAATTGTACCTGTATCAATACCATCTAATAAAGTTGTAATTTGTGAAGATACTAAAGCATCTGTAGGTAAAGAAGCAACTGCCGCTTGTACAGCAGGAGGTTGATTCATAATCGTAGCTGCAACTTGAGCAGGATTTGTTCCTACCGCAGCTTGAATATCAGCAGGTAATGTAGCTGTTTGACCAGCAACTGTAGCAGCAGTACCTTGTACTACTTGTGCTAAAGCACCTGAAGATAATTGTCCTTGTGCAGCTTGAGCAATAGCAGAACTAGTAGGAGCTGCTGTAGCACCTGTAGCCATACCTGTTAATGTTCCTGTAACTGTTCCAACTTGTGCTTGTTGACTAACAGCACCTTGTGCTGCTGTAGCTTGTGCCGCAGTACCTGTAGCTGCTGTCATTTGTGCAGCCGTTAAAGCACCAGGAGCAGCCGCAGCAGTAGATACTCCAGCAGTAGGAGTAGCTATAGCATCTTTAGAAATAGTAACACCAGTTACATCTGTAGGTGCAGCCAGAGTAGCCCCTCCCATTAATTCATCAGCTTGAACAGCTTGTGTTGTATAAGTTTGTTTAGCTGCTGTAGCTAATTCAGGAGTCTTAACTTGTTCTGCTACATACCTATCAATGAATTCATTTTGAGGACCTATCTTTTGCTGTTGAGGTTGTGCAGCCGTAGGAATATTTTCAAATTTCCTAGCTGTATCACCAGCAGCAAACTTATTTCTAGCTTTTAATTTTACTCTTTTTATTTTTGGAATCATAATTATTTAAATATCCTACTGTTTAAAGTATCCTATTGCTCCAGCTACTAATCCAGCTATAACTAATAATAACCAAACTGCACCTTTACCTTTGTTAATATCTTCTCTTAATTTATTTTGTTGGTCTTTTAATTCTTTAATCTCCCTACAGATAAATTCTAACTTAACATCTGTAGGAGATTGTCTTGACATTAGATATCCTTTTTAATAGTGCTAAATACATCATTATAAAAATCTTTCCAGAAATTCATAATTTTATTATTTAGTTCTACATAGTTTTCTTTAGTTTTCTTGTAATCAAACAAGTCAAACATATTAAAATTATTCCACATATTATTTCTCCTTAGTTGTTATTATTTATTTAAAAATTGTAATTCGTCTTCTGTGTATGGAAACATTACGGTTTAATAGGAAACACTACTGCTTCCACCTCATCTTTTGTTGTTAAGCCATTCGTAATATCTCTTAGTGCTTGTCTATAAACAACCCATTCAGCAACTTGTGCATCTGTAAATGTGCTATCTTGTAGTACTGTGTAATCAGTAGCAGATAACAAAGCATTTCTTTTTTGTCTTAAATCATTCATGGCTCTATCAAATGCACCAGCAGTCCAACTAGCTTCATCAGCTTGTCTTTGTGCTATTTCTTCTGCGGTTAGAGGTACTTGTACTCCGTCTATTAGTTTGTGTTCCATAGTTTTTCCTATTTATTATTGTTACTTGAATTAGTCAAGTTAGTTAATTCCAAAACAAAGTATCTTACCATCATCTATGTTTCCTGATGCAAATTTAAAAGATATATTTGTTAAATCGTTAGTGTCATTAAAATACCCAGCAGTATAATCATTATAAGAGGCGTTTCCATGCTGATAAGTATTAAAGTTAGCCAAAAAATGTTTTACGTAAGTTGTTGAACTAGGATTGAATAAATGTAACATACCTGAAACAGATTCATCACTAACATTTCCTGCATTTTGAGTTAATGTTTGATAACTTGTTCCTTGTGCTTGGTCAGAACCACCTTCATATCCAAGTGTTGAGTATGTTCCATCTTCTGTGTGTCCAGCTTTAAATCTAGTCGTAGTCATAGTTACATTGTAATTACTTCCACTATCAATACTGCATTGAAATTGAAAAGCTGTATCATTAGTCGCTGGGTGCATATTCACAAAGAAGAACTTATACT